CTGATGGTCGAGCCCTCCGCAATCGGAGGCACTGGTAAGGCTGTTACTGTTACCGCCGTCACCGAGACTACAGTCACCATTAGCACTACCACTTACCCCGTGTGGCAGTTGACCCTCTCCGCCGCTTTCACCTCCGACCCGACCAAAGGTAAGGTTCTCGTTGAGGCAGAAGAGGCTGGTGACACCAAGGCTATGCTCGTCAAGGCTATCAACGCTGTCGCTCCCAGCGATGGTGATATGGTCTTTGCCCCCGACACCACGTCCAATGAGGGCTACGACGGGCCTCGTTCCTATTACTCTCCCGCGCTTGGTGGTCTGATGTACACCAACAAGATGTCGCCTCTGCCTGCTTGCGTAAAGGCTCTCAACAGAAGCCACATCAACGGATGGTTCAAAATTGACTACTACGCTTAATCAAGAAAGGAGGAACTATGCACAAATTTGACACATCCCAGTTCTATAAGCTGTGGGAGAGCAAAGAGGGTCGGCAGATTATGTCTACCATCCTCAATGACCCCGATATGATTTACTCGAACCACACGTTCTGGCGCGAGAAATTCCTTATCGACCCGCAAATCACTCCCACCGACGCTCTCGGTCGTGCCACTTTCCGCTCCGAGATGCGTAGAATCGAAACCGGCTCGATGGCTCACCTCCGCGCTCCTCTGGGCGATTCGGTGCAGCGTGAGGTCGGTAACGCCGAGTTCTATACCGGCTCAATTCCCGACTTCATCACCGACGGTTATCTCGAAACCGCAAAAACTCGTCTCTATCGCGAGCGTCTGTATGCACAGCTCGGTAACGACCGCGAACTCGTCCAGGAATGGGTCGAGCAGGTCGCCCAGCCGCAGATTGACTCGGTGAACCAGACCCTCTCCAATATGTCTGCCCAACTGATGTCTACTGGTAAAATCAACTACCAGTATGGTCTCGGTATCAAGGATAAACTTGAGAAAGCCGACATTCCTGCCTCCAACTTCAAGACCGCTGGTGCAAAGGTTTGGTCGGACACCACCGCCCGCCTCCTTGACCAGATTGTCACGCTGGTTAAGGGTATCAAGGATGCAACTGGTGTGAATATCCAGTTCCAGCTTGAGATTACTCGCAATATGTGGAACAACAACTTCCTCAATAACGCGCAGGTGATTGAATGGGTACGCTATATGCGTTCTATGAACAACGTGCTGCTTCCCAGCAACATCGTCGTGACCACCGAAATGGCAAACGAGGCTCTGGCTTCTTTCGAGGGCCTGCCGAAGATTGTCATCGTTGAGGAGTCGCAGAAAGACCAGACTTCTGGCATCGTCCACGGCTGGGCTGACACTGTTGCCGTTCTCCGTCCTATCGGCTACGCCGGTTACATCCGTCGTACCAATGTCCTCGACGAGGAGGTTTACTCCAAGTTCGCCAACAAAGCCGTCCAGTTCAACTTCTCTTCCGCTGTTGACGGTCTGGCTCTTGTGATGAACTCGGTTATCCCCAATGGTAATCTGAAAGAGTGGCACACCGACACTATGTTCTCGGCTGTTCCCTCTCTCGATGAGTTCCTGTATCACTACATCATCGACACCTCCACCGCTGACCAGTAATCTGCCCTATGGATAGCTTTGACATAATATCGTATATGTCTGGTATGACCGGCTTCCTCGTTGACAAGGACGTGCTTCTTGGTATCGCCCAAGAACGCGGGGTGGCCGGTGTTACCTCTTTCGACGCTCTGACAACACAGCAGAAAGACTTGCTTCGTGCCGACATTCTGTATCGCGTCTGGATAGGCCCGACAACCTCCGCGAGTGCCAAACATTCGCACGGCTCGTATTCCAAAGCCTACGGCGCACAGAATATCACGGAGAAAGACAAGGAACGTATCTACGGTGTGTTTATGGCTATCTATGGTAAGTACGATGACTCGATGCTGGAAGTGATTGATGGTGGCGGCGTATCGTTTATGAAGTTTGACGAGTAACTGTATTGAAGATGTCCTACATTGACCGTGACGAATTGAAACTTGCACCCTATACTGGAGAGTTCTACACCTCCGTTATAGACCGTGACGCTCCTCTCGACCAACAGACCGAGACGGAACAGACGATTTGCACCGTCAAGTGTGACATTCAACAAGACAGCCACGCTCGCTACGGAACGAACATCCACGCCGTTTATCGTATAGACGTGCCTTTCTCTCCTTGGGATGGTGAAACCGTGCCAGTACAGCGCGGTAATCTATTCCGAGGGGAGCAAGACGGTCTGCCGGTGATAGGAAAGGTTATTGGAGTATTCTCCAGTCAACTCGGAGGATGGTTTGCGTTTGTAGAATCCAACCAAGTGTAGTTGAATGAACGGTTATGGGTTATATATAGAAGCCAATTTTGGTTATCTCCCTCGGTCGAGAGAGGTAAACCAGAGTGTGTACCAACTCTTCGGCGCACGTCTTATTGATGAGCGAGAGATGTTGCTTATTCTGGCTCGTAACCTATTCGAGGAGGCTTCTCGTCGACTGAAACGCTATGTCTCGTACAATCGTAGTTTCAAGAACCAGACGTTCAACTTGCACGACGCTTTTGGTTGCTTTGTGGTAATCGACGGAAAGAAGAGCGATGACCTCGTTTGGCAACCTCCGCAAAGAGCAAGAGAACGCGCATATCAGATGAACTATGAAACGACCAATATACGCCGTTTCAACTTGTCTCATAGAACTGGTCGTGCGCAGTACGAAACGGCTCTTGCAAGAGGTGGTAAGAGAGTTGGCAGTAAGAACACTCGCTTGTTCTATGCTAACAAATACCATATAATGCACCATTATAAAGATGGTTCTGAATATGTCAACGAGACGGGCGCCTATGCAAACAAATCGAAGTGGGGTTGGAACTATGCGAAATACGCATTTGTTGAAGAGAAACAACGCATTAAAGGTTCTCGAAATCAAAACTACTTGAGCGATAGACCTAAAACGCTGTCTGGTGGGGAGGAGTTTCGGAGGTTTTTCGGAACTTTTCAAACACAATTCACGAAAGGGATTACGCTTGTTGTTGCGAATCCGATGTACTATGCTGTGTTTCTCGAAAGCAAGAGAAAACGTGTTCTGTATGGTTTCTCCGACATCGTGAAGCAGATGCAGAGGGAATTTGGTGACTTGCGTCTTTCTACCGCACGATTTCACTACACGAATGAGCCTATTGGCTCTGCAAGGACTGAAGAGTTCTACAAGAAAGTTGGAAACTACGAATCATACATTGGTTCTCGTGGACTTGTCAACCCAGAGGGTAAATATCGCAAACATATTGTTACTACCACTCGTGGTATGAAGCAACAGAAAAAGCACAAATATCCGATGGGTAGGAAAGGACACGAACAGAGCCATCTGATGAAGTTGATAAACCTCAAAAGACATAAAAACGCACAGAAAAGAAAGAAACTGAAAAGACGTAAGAAGTAATGAGACTCGATTTCTCCATATCAAGCATTGAGACGTTCCTATACGACTTATTGAAACCGGCTGTTTCAAACAACGTATTTCCAAGCACTCTACCTGATGTTATTCAAGATGAGTGGACGGAAATGGTGCTGTTTGATTGTAGTCTGCCTATGATAGACTTTGAGGCCTACGCTTCTGGTACGTTCTACATCTATCTGTACGCTCGTCCGCTGTCTGACGGCACGAAGAATGTCGCAAAGATGAAATCGCTTGAAGAAAAACTCATCAATGCGATTGAAAACAGCACCGATGACAAGTACAGAATTTCTGTTTACTCTACAAATGCTGGGTACGACGAAGATGCTCTGATGCACGTCAACCAGTATGAATTGATTTTGAATGTGTATTAAGTAATAACCCAATTAAAAGTAACAATTATGGCCGTAAAAAAACTTGACAATGGTCGCATCGTGTTCAGCAACGCGAGCCACCTGTATGTAACTCCGTATACTGCGGAGGACACCATCGGTACGGACACCTACGACATCCGCGCCATCGTCGCTGACTCTATCAACATTGAGCAGGACGACAACAACGTCAACACCAAGGATTGGGAATTTGGCAACACGCCTCTGTTCGAGAACATCACTCTCGGCAACTTCCAGTTCAGCGCAACGTGCATCGACTTCCAGAACGACATCCTCACCACGATGTTCGGATGCACCAAGGACGGTGACGTGATTATGTTCCCGTCGCAGTACGAAGACCTCTATGTCGCCGTGCGTATCACGTTCAAGGACAGCACCAAGGACATCATCATTCCGAAGCTCAAGCTCAACAGCAAGGCTGTCATCGGCACTCTCAAGACTGGTTCTGCCGAGGGTACTCTGTCTGGCACTGCCTACGCTACTGGCGTTGTGGCTTCTGGTACTGCCACCGCTGCCTACGAGACCCCGCTGTTCATCCCGCTGGCTTCCGCTGTTCCCAGTGCCTCGCCCAGCAACTCCGCTTGGCAGATTCAGTCGGCTGGCGGCGCGGTTATCGCCTCGCTGTCTACGACCGAGTGGGCTGACGTTAAGTTCGCCGCTATCAGCTATGCTCCTGCCGCCGCCTAATCGTGGCTTTATGAACGTGGCGCGATGTGCGAACCTCGCGTAGATGAGAGGGGCTGTGATACAATCGCACAGCCCCTTTCTTAAAATAAATAAATTCGCAAGTAAGTAAAAAACTATCTCTGATTGAGAAAAAAAGTGTAATTTTGCACAAAGAAAAAATAAGAAATATATGGGTGTAGTAGAAGTAAAAAACTCAAGGACAGGACAGACCGTTGCGGATGTCAACGCCGGAGTTCAGCCAATGACTGAAGCCGGTGCTGGTATTCCGAGCGAGTTGCAGGTTGACCTCGAAAGTCAAGCTCGCCTGGCCGAGATAATGTCCGATTCTCCAAGGATGGTGAATCTGGCTGGCACGGAGTGGGAAATACACGCTTTGAGGATGGGTACACAAATGCGTATAGCCAAAATCATCGCGGATATGGAATTGAAAGACGGTGCTACGGCTGGTGACGTGTTCAAGGCTTTTGCCGTGAACATTCCGGCTGTTATGGAGGTGCTGACGTTGGCGTTGTTGAACGACCGGCAGAAGTTGTTTAAGGATGGCAATCCTTTGAACGGATATTCAGATTTGTTCTATGCCACGAAAGATACGCTGGAGTGGGAGGGAAACAAGGCTGAATATTCTGTGCTTCTGCTTGAGGTATTTCAGATGCTTGATGTCAGTTTTTTTACGGACGACGTTCTGGGTACGCTCCAGATATTCAGGACGAGCATAACCGAGAAAAAGAGAGAACGGAAAAAGAAGACGAGCGGACAGAAATGATATATTCAGTGAGCGAGGCTGGTGATATGGTAAATTTCCTTAAAGCCAACCCGTTCATATCTCTGGAGACCTATATGTGGGGCGTGAGTGTACCGATGATAAGGTTGATGGCTTTAGACTACACGAGGGCGAAATATTTATCAGACGAAGAGGTGGCTATGAAGAAAGCGAAAGACATAGACCTCGACAACCTTAACAACGATTTCGGCGTTCCATTATTTGAGTAGAAAGTAACAGATAAATCAACATATAAAACAAAATAAGATGGCTAACGGCGAACTGAATACATCTCTGAAAGAGGTCAATGATATGATAGGTAAGATTGACAGCAACGTCACAAAACTATCAAACAACTGGCAGAAGTTTCTTTCGGAGAAACCCAATCTCTCTGCTTTACAAGCGATAGTCGACCAGTACAAGCAACTTGGTGACTTGCAGATTGAGTTGTCGAAACATAGTGGTAGTGGCAGTGGCGTTCAACGAGGCAATATGAAACGCCTTGGTGAGAATATGGTAGACAATACCGAAAAGATACGCGCACAGTTGCAGAAACTTGGTGTTGACGCATCCACTGTAGGAGGAACGGTCGGTGTCTCATTTGCTACTATGGCGAGCGACATCACCAGAGCGATGCAGACGATTGGTAAGTCAGTTGACCTCACACAGACATCAAATGACAAGTTGAATACGGCGGCACAGAAACTCGCAGAAGAGTTCCGCAAGGCTGCTGAAAAGGCTATGTCGGAGAAAGCCGTTGATGCCTCGAAAATAATCAAGACTGGAGTAGGTCAAGTTGGTACAACCGAAGCAACTCGCGGTTTCCAGAAGTTGCACGATGCCGCTCGTCTTGGTCTACAGCCGAGCGAGATAAACGTGGAGTTTGTCGGTGCGTATCAGCAAGCCTATGCTGAATTGCTCGCGACGCAGCAGAAAGCCATTGACAAACAGAGGGAGTTCGATGCTGAATTTTCCAAAGGAAAGCAACAGACATCCGCTATTGCCGGAGTTGTAGAAAACTATGACAAGTGGGAGCAGAAACTCGCCCAGCTTGAGAAAGAGCAGATGGAACTTAACGTCAAGCAAGAGGCTGGCGTTATATCGGCTCGCGAGGCGGCAAACGAGCAGTCTCGAATCATCCGCGAGCAGAGAGAGGCGAAAGAAAACCTCGCTCGAATCAACAAGACCACCGAGCAGGCGGAACGTGAGATGACGCAGAAACAAACTGCCGACATTCGCCGTCTCAATGACCTCTGGAATGACAATAGACGCATCCGTACTCGTATCAATGAGATTAAGAGCAAGCCAGTGGACGAGCGTACTGCTTCCGAGAACACTCTGTTGCAAACGCTCAATAATACTCTATCGACACAGAGTGCTGAATTGAAGCAACTACAGAACCAGTACCGTGGTGTTGCAGAAGCACAGCACGTCTTTTCCGAGCAAGCCATAAAAGACCTTGAGAACAAAATCAGAGCTGAACGAGACCTCGCAAAACAGAACGCTCCGAAAGTGTCTCTTGGTTCGACCACTGGTGATGTCACTACCGTATCTGGTGCTTATCGTACACAGATTAAGTTGTACGAGGAGGAGAACCGGCTTCTCCGCGAACAGCAAACTATTCGCAAGGAATTGCAGAATAGGTCAATGACCGATGCTGACGAGAAGCACCTTGAGTCTATTGACAAGCGACTGAAGCAAATCAAGAAAGACAGAGAGTCTATTGCCAACACGCAATTATTCAAGAGTGCATCCGACCAAGCGAAACTCGATTATGCTGCAAAGCAAACTGGCGAGATACGCCGTCGCACGAATGAAGCGATGATGGCTACCGCTGCTTGGGCGAGAGAGAACGCTCGTGTTGCCACCACATACCAACAGTTGAAATTTGCTGCCGACAATATTCGTAACGTCCTCCAGAACACCGAACTAACAAAGAACGAAGCTCGCCAACTGTCGAATGAATTGAAGAGAATAGAGAAGAAGATACGTGATTGTGATAAACAAATGGGTATCTTTAATAACAGTTCAAAAGGTCTCGTCAATACCGTTTCACAACTTGCACAAGGCTTCGGAATAATGTTCTCATTGCAATCCGTTTCTCAATTTGCTCGTAAAATAGTTGAGATACGAGGTGAGTTTGAACTGCAAGAGGTGGCTTTGAAAGCTATTGTGCAAGACTCTCTCATGGGTCAACAGATATGGAACGAGACGGTGCAAAATGCACTTAAATCTCCGTTCTCCGTCAAACAGTTGGTGACGTACACGAAACAGTTGGCTGCTTACCGTATTGAGACAGACAAATTGACAGACACAACTAAGCGTCTGGCTGACATTTCGGCTGGTCTTGGTGTTGATATGCAGCGTCTTATCCTCGCTTATGGTCAGGTGAAAGCCGCCGCTTACCTCCGTGCATCCGAGGTTCGACAGTTTACGGAAGCTGGTATCAATATGTACGGTGAACTCTCCAAATACTTCTCCGAGATTGAGGGTAGAGCCGTATCAACCGCCGACGTTGTTGAGCGAGTATCGAAGCGTATGGTTTCGTTTGAGGATGTCGCAGAGGTATTCAAACGTCTCACTGATGAGGGTGGTGTCTTTTACAATATGCAGGAGATTCAATCTGAAACCGTCCGTGGTCAAGTGATGAAACTGCGTGATGCTTTTGACATTATGTTGAATGACATTGGAGAGACAAGTCAGGGAACAATAAAAGACATTGTTTCACTATTGCTTAATATGACAAGAAACTGGAAAGAAATAGTGAAAGTAATGCGACCAGTTTTTGATTATTTCTTGATGTTTAAGGTTGTAATACCGATATTAAAATCAATAAGTATTGCAATATCGAATGTTGAGACGAGGATGGCTCTTGCTCTCGAAAGAGTGTATTCTACCACGACTGGAACAAAAGTGTTAAACGCGGCCTTGAAAACACAAGGCTTGACACTAAAATCTATAAATTTGTCTTGGCTTGGATTCAAGGCGACAATAACGGCTGTAAATGCTGCTGGTGTGGAAACCACAAGAACAATGAGTATGCTGTCATTGTCGTTTAAGACACTGGTCGTTGGAATAAAAAATATAGGAAGAGCTTTCTCCGCTTTATGGAAAGGTATTACTGCTATGTTTGCAAGTAATCCAGTTGGTTGGATATTGGCAATCGGAATGGCAATTTACCAGTTGTACAACAAAATAAAAGGTGCTAATGACGAAATACGCAAATTCAATGAAAACCTTGATAAATCTCTAAAAAAGAACGAGGATGACATTGAGGATTCCGTATCTAACTTCAAACGACTGGCTGATGCTATAACAAAGACAGCAAAGACAGAGGAGGAGAGAAACGAGGCTTATAATTCCTTGAGAGCGCAGTATGCGGAGATACTACCTGCCTATATGCTCGAAATCGGTTATCTGGAGTCCATTACTGATGGTTACAAGGCTGCGGAGGCTGCTATTCGTAACTATAAGACGGAGAAAGCAAGACAAGAGGCTATTGAGAATGTGAAGAATGATATGAGTAATGAGATTGAGACTGACAGAGAAGATATTGCAGAGGCCATTCGCGGAGAGGGATTTATGCGAGGGGATAATAGGGATGCAAGTGGCAACACTATTGAATTTACGAACACTCAATCAGAGAGAATAGCCTCTCAATTTAAGGCTTGGATGGACGATATGCTTGACCAGGGTAAGGTTGCGACATATCAAGAGGCTTGGAGTAAACTGCAAGAAATTGTAACGCAAACCACTGGTAAGATATTAGACCCAAAAATATCAGAACAGAACGGTAAGATAGATATAAACATCCGAGACCTAATCGATGACTATTCAAAACTTGTTGGTCAAGTTCAGACAGTAAATGCTCGTTTTGACGAGTCAACTGTCGGTGGTCAATATGTAACTCAAATCAATGATTTGAGGGAACAGATTAAAGCAGAACAAGCAAAGAAAAATGGTGGCAATGATGCAACCATACAAGGTTACGAAAAGCAGATAGAATCTCTCGAAAATAAGGTGGAAAAACTAAAAACTCTTCAAGATTTCGAGGAAGATGCAAAACAAAAAGAGGAGGAACTTGCTGCCACCATCAACTCATATAACACTATAGCCAAAAAAGTTGTTGCTCTCAAGGAAACGCAAAGAAGAATAGCCGAACTTGAAGCCAAAACCGCAGAAGAGAGAACTGATGCAGAAAAAGCCGAACTTGAACGACTGAAAGAACAAGAAAAGTACGGCATAAACATCGCTGCATTGGCAGAAAAGAACGCGGAGTTCTTTGGTGTCGATAACGACGAGACGGTGCATGATGCGATAGAAATGCAGAATATTGCGATTGAGAAACAACTTGCACTCTATGATGAACAAGCAAAAACTCTTGCTAACAAAAGGGAGGAGCTTCAAAACGAATACAACTCTACTACTGATGATGCGTATAAGACCGCATTGGCGGCAGTTATCACAGAAATAGAGAAAAAACAAGAAGACCTTGTAAAGAAATCAAGTGAACTCGGACAAGATTGGGCAAAGGCTTGGAATGATGAGACAGAAAAGTCAATCAAAGCATTGGAGATTGACAAGACAAATTCCACATTGAGGCGTTATGTCAACGAACTTGCTGTAACCGCTGGCTCTAACGCTAAAAAGGTCGGAGAGACAGCAAGAAAGAACCAGAAAGAAATTCAAGAGCAGATTGAGATGTATGAGCGCATCCTCGCCAAATCTGGTAAGGAGATGGCTGAAAGCATCACTGGTGTTACCGCAGATATTCTTCCGGCTCTGAAAGAACTCCAGAAGTTGAGTAAGGAACGTGCTGATGAGATTTTAGGCCCCGAAAAGAACAAAGGTGGTCACGGTAGAGACCCGTTCAATGACCGTTTGAATGTCCTAAAGGAGATGTTCTCGGAAGCTCGCAAACTCAACAAGGAGTTGTACGGGACCGCCGTGAGTGCTGACAAGATTGTCACTCAATACAAAAAAGCGTTTGAGGCTGCTTTCGGTAAGACCTCTGGAAACAGAAAAGCAAATGCCTTATGGACTGAAGTCCAGCGTCAGCTTGAGAAGAATTGGAATGGCGGTGAGAATACTCAACAGTTGGTTGAGGCATTAAGGAAGATGAAAGAGTCCGGCTTTGTTAATAAGAAGAATATGCCGGCGTTTGAGAAGTTCCTCTCGCAGATGGAGGTTGAAGTTACTCTGTCTGACAGAAAGGACTCTCGCGAGAAGTTCAAAAAGGATTTTGACCAGTGGATGAGCGACCTTAATCTCTCCAAAGAGTTGGAGAAGATGGGTACTCCAGTCGAGTTCTATGAGTTGTTCGGTCTCAAGAAAGATGACCAGACTGTTGCTGTCATCCGTAATAGGGTCGAGGATTATTACAACACTCTCCGTGATGCAAACGGAAAACTCGGTGACGAGGATGCAAAACAGCGTGAAGAGACGTTGCGTAAACTCGCCGATATAGAGGATAAGGAGAAGAAAGATAGGATGAAGACCTATCTTAAATATGTGATGGCAGAACTGAACGAGGTTGAGAAAGCGTACTATGAGTTTGAACACGCTCGAAACGAAATCAACAAGGCTTTCGCCGGAGAAGACGAGGAGATGGTCAAAGCTCGCGAGAACGCTCTTCTCGGTGCGAACAAGGAGTTCCAGAAGAAGATTGCAAAGACTCGCTGGAACGACCTCAAGAGTTCCGATATGTACACAATGTTGTTCAGCGACCTCGACAACATCGCCGACGAGACGCTTAACCAGATGAAGAAGACACTTGTCGATTTCCTCAATGAACCTGGGATTAAGCAGAACCTTACATCAAGCGAATTGCGTCACATCCAAGAGCAACTTGACAAGATTGACCAGTTGGAACAGAAGCGTCATCCGTTCAAGTACCTTGCTGATGACTTTAATGTATTCTGGAAGCAACTCTCTCAAGGTGCAAGGAGCAATGCCATTGAAAAGCAACGCGCCCAACTTGAGAAAGTGGCTAAAATGCGTCTGGAGTATCAACGTCTGGAGGCTCGCGTCGGAGAGGCAAAAGCCAGTGCTGGTGATGGATTCAAGGCAGATGCAGCATACCAAGCGGCAAAGAAAGCAGCTGATGAGTATGAGGAGCAGTTGCGTGAGCAGGAGCGTCAACTTGACGATGACACTCGTGCCGTTAATCGCTTCCGTCAAGCACAAGAGCGTCTTGCTACCTCTCTTGAGAAAGCTGGAAACGACCCCAAGGCAATAATCAATGCCGGAACATCTCTGTACACAAACTGGATGAAGATGACCAGCCGTATGAATCAAGCCAACGACCAAGTTGTTGCGAGCATAAATCAGATGGCAAACGACATTGGAGATGCCATTGGTAATATCGCAAAGATTATCGCCTCGGAGGGTTCTGATGTGACGGCTTGGATAGGTCTGGTCGCTTCCATCGGCAGTATCATATCTGATGATATTGACATTCACGAGGCCACTCTTGACAAAGAAATCAAGGAACTCGACAAGAAACTCTCCAATATCTCTCGCCGTATTGAGTTGTTTGAAAAGCAGATGGATAGGGCGATGAGCCGTGATGACTATTTCGACAACTACAACAAGCAGATGAATGAGTTGAGTGCGAAATTGAGTGCGTTACAGGAACAGTACAATGCCGAGGCAAAAAAGAAAAATCCAGACAGCGAGGCTCTTGAGGGTTATCGTGCTTCGATGGATGAGGTGTATGAGGAGCAACGTGCATTGCGTGAGAAGATGACGCAGGAGTGGGGCGGTATCGGTGAGAGCAGTTGGCGTTCTGCATCCGAGGAGTTTGTTGACGCTTGGATGCAGGCGTTCCAAGAGACTGGAGATGGCTTGAGCGGATTGCAGGATAACTTTGACGAGTTTGTCAAGAATCTGTTCAAGAAACAAGCCACGATGCGTATTGCCAATATGATGCTCCAGCCGTTGTTCGATATGATAGACCAAGCGACCGAGGACGGCACATTTACTCGCAGTGAGTTGGATGCCGTGCGTCAGAGAGCGGCACAGATATTCCCAGAATTGAACGAGGCTCTGAAAGGTCTGTGGGAGGAACTTGGTGTCGGTATGGATGCAACCGACACTCTGTCTGGTTTACAGCAGGGTATACAAGGCATTACAGAGGCTACAGCAGAGGTTATTGAGGGTTATCTCAATAGCATACGTTTCTTCATTGCAGAAGATAATATGATGCTGCGTCAAATCCGCGATGCTGTGTTGTCTGGAACGCAGAGTGCGTCGTATGCAATCTTGAGCCGTATAGACGAGAATGTGCGTCGAATTTGGGATAAATTGAGCGACATCACAATGCCGAACCAGACGGCTAACACGATGGCTGTACGAATTGTTGCGTAAAAAGTTTATTCGGTAGTAGACCAAAAAGTGCGATTATGCCATTTGTAAGTGAAATAAAATTAGTATTTTTGCAACTTGAAATAGTTGCGTTTTTAACGCTGTAAATGTTAAAAATATAACGATATGGGTGTAAAAGATTTAGGCTCGAATATGCGTATATTCAGAAAGTTGACCCATCTGTATATTACGCCCTACATCAACGAGGACACGGTTGGGTTGACCAAGTACGATTTTCGTGCAATCGTTGCTGATAGTGTTGTCCTTGAGCCGGATGACAATACTATCAATGCCAAAGAAGCCGAGTTTTATTCCTCGCCTCTGTTTGAGAATATTCAGTTGGGCGCTGTGAATTTCACGAGCGTCTGCATTGACTTTCAGAACGACGTTCTCAAGGAAATATTCGGCTTTGTGGAGGATGACGGTGTTCTTCTCGCTCCGTCGGAGCATCACGACCGCTGGGCTGTTGTGGAACTGGAGTTCCAAGACCGCAATCTGCCAAATGTTGTGATACCGAAACTGAAGTTGAACACCAAGGCTGCATTTGCCAATATGAAGACTGGTTCTGCCGAGGGTACAATCCAAGGAAAAGCAGAACAGCAATCATTCACCGTGTATGTGGACGATGGTCAAGGCGGTACTGACACCGTGCTTGGAACGTCCACAGTGTTCTTCTTGCCGGTCAATGCACAGAATTACGATGTGCGTTCAAATTACGGCTATATGCTGTGGGATAACAACGTCGCTATGCTGTGGGATGACGGCTCGAATGTGTTGAACTAAAAACATAAATTTTCAAGAATATGGCTACAAAAGTAACATTCACCAAAAACCCAACAAACGGTCGCTATGAATACTCGTACACGAGTAACGGCGACGAGATTGTTATGCAAGTAGACTTCGGCGATGGTGCAAAAAATCCGTCGGAGTGCTACGTTGATGTGCTTGCTCGCACGTCCAGCGTTATGCCTTATGTCCGCGTAGAAAACGTGGATATGTGGGGTGGAAACAGCAAGATGTTCCGTCTCGACATTCCCGCTGGTCTTTCGGTTCTGTTGCAGGCTTTTTTGCCAATCGAGGATGCGGAGTACATCACAGTCGAGTAGAGAAAACCATTTAGTCTAACCAACGTAAAGCAGGAGAAATCACAAAATGAGAAAAGTAGGTTTGCGAAAAGTGTCGTTGGCAGCGGTCAAGACCCGCCGTATCGGTGTCGGATTCGGCGAAGATGTCAAGACCGTTGTGGAGCAAATCATGCTCCTGTGGGATGACGGTTCGCCTATGCTGTGGGATGACGGTAGCAACGTCGTGGCTGGTCAGAAACGTGTCGTACCGACCGAGCCGACAGTGCTTCTGTTCGACAACGGCGATACTGTGTGCTTCGACGATGGCAGTCGCGTCATTGGAGGGTACAGAAAAGTCCGATAACCACGCTGGGAGGCTGTGTCTCAACAACAAGAAAAGTAACAAAAGTAAGTTTAACCAACATTAAATTAAGTAATTATGGATGTAAAAATCAAAGACGCTTCGTTGATTGATGCCCTTTCTCCGACCGTCGTGTTTCCGTTGTCTGACGGAAGTAACACTCCGAAGAAAGCGAGTGTCGAACAGCTCGACACTTATCTCAACGCAGAGTTCCGCAACATCCTTGACATTGCCGCCTTTAACTCGCAGACACAGTATTATGCCAATGATATTGTGCGTTACGAGAACAAGGCTTATCGCTTCATTGCCAGTCATACTGGTGTCTGGGATAGCGAGGATGTCGAGGAGGTTACAATGGCAATGCTGTATGAGAAGAGCGAACAACTCAAGTACAAGGAGTTCGTTTCTACCTACGGCGCTCTCAATCTGATGACAACAGCCACGTCTTCGAGTTGGGCTGCTTTCAAGTCCTATCTCTCGACCAGACAGACCGCCGGCAACTATGCCAACTATGCCCCTTGTCAGGTGGCTGATGGCTCTGCCGACAACAAAATCCACATGGCGCTTGTCACCTATGACAGTAGCCTCGACGCTCTGCTTTGGGTGTACAAGGATGCTCTGTACGCTCGCTTCCTTGGCACTGCTACCAGCAAACTGGTCGCGTTTAGCGCTTCGGATGCACAGTTCATCCACGAATCTTTCGGTAAGTACGATGCTGTTTCGTCTGTCACCCTCACGCAGGGTACGAGCGGCAAATACGTCAATACCAGCGGTACTGAAACCTCCAATGCCAACTACGGCATTTCGGACGCTATCAACCTCAATATGGGTGATATTCTTCTCGTGCCGAGTGCTTCTGCTGTTGCTGCCGAGTGTTCGGTGGTGAGCCAGAAAGAGACTCGTACCTATGAGAAGCCTATCGTCTATACACTCACTTACGACGAGCAGGGCCGCGTCGCAACGGCCACTGCCGACTATGACCAGACTCTGGTGTACACCTACACCTATGACGAGGAGGGTCACGCCACAATCACCATCGGCGGTACGACCGTTGCTTCTCTGCCTACCACCCACACCGTCACCGAGAATTTCTATGTGCCTCTGGTGCGCCAGAGTGTCGCTGCTATGCCGAGTGCTGGTTACTATGTGTACCTCGCTCCGCAGGCCCTCACTGTGGTCATCTCCGGCTTCACCGCTACCGTCAACGGTGGTGTGTGCAAGAAAGTGGGTTGGGGTATCTTCAGGAACATCGCCAGTAACTTCATTGGAGCTCTCGCCCAGAGAACCATTGCAGAAGCCTTTGCCAATCTGGATGCCCGCGTCTCTGGTATCGAGAAGAGCATTGAGAACGGCTTTGCATCTCTCTCCGTCCAGAGCCTCCGTGTCAATGGCGAGATGAATCTGCGCCTCCGTGGTGGAGATGCTATCCTCAAGGCTGCTGGCGCTCCCTCTTCCTCTGTTGTTCCGGCAGAATGGGATGCTGAACGCTATGGTGCCTGGACTGGTGTACCTCTGTTCATCGGTCAAACCTATTTCGACACGACCAATAAGGTCTTCTACGATGCCACTGGTGTTTCTGCCGTGACTGACTGGAAAGCCAGAACCAACGCCTAACGAAAAGAAAGGAGAAATAAACAATGGCAAACATTTTCAAGTATGCAAGTAAGGCAGCCTACAGTGCTGCTACAGACCGTCCAGTCAACGAATCGTCTGTCTCTTTCGACGGCGGTGAGATGCACTATGACGGCAAAAATCCAATCACCCCAATAAAGCAGTGCGACGGCGTGAACATCGTCCTGCTTGACCCGACAACCAAGCAGAAGTATGGCGTTCCCGTAGCCGAGTACAATGCCGCAAGTCTCGACCCTCGATTCACTATCGTTGGCGTGATGTTCGGAAAAATCCTCGGTAAGTGCATCATTATGCACAAGAACGCTGCAAGCAGAATGTGGGGTCAGAGTGGTTTTTACAAACTCACTCCGTCGGCCTCCGGCTCGTTCCATTGGGCTGTGACCATCAACGGTACTGCAAAGAGTGGCGATGTCACTTGGGCGAGCGATGCTGTTGCTACAATCGTCAGCCAGATTAACGCCGTACAGAGCGGTCTCGCTGTGAACAAAGGTACTTATGTCGGTATCGCCGTCAACACCTATTCCGCAAGTACATTCACAATCTCCAGTGACAGCGGTGTCGAGTATGAAGACCTCTCGAAACAGTGCTGGGTCGATGGTGTCAAACAGACTGAAGTCCATCGCGGATGGCAGAATACTGCCGTCGGAAGCCTCTCTCTCGGTCTCACGAGTTTCATCGCCGCGAACACCGTTCAGTACAGCAAGGCTGGGTACAACAACTCCTACCGTTGCGGTGCTAACTTTTCCAAATGGAAATCGTGGGCTTCTGCGAATGGTAATGCCAGTTATGTAGCGGAGAGTGCCGTTGACATTATGAAACAGACGGCTTTCGAGGCTTGTGCTACTGGCACTGCTGATGCACAGGCTGTATACGCTAAATATAATGGCGATTATGATGCCTATCTCCGTGCGCACATGATTAAGGTTGAAGACGTACACGCCGGTGGTGTCGAGTACATTGGCTATGGTCGCGGTCTCGAACAGACCAAACTCCTCGCCTCTGTGATGACTCTCGACCTCGACGGAAACAGAGTACCCGCTTTCCCCGCAGCATACTATGCCAATACCGCCTATGTTAGCGGTGATGACGCTATGGCTGCTGGTAAGTGGCAGATGCCGAACAATACCGACCTCGGTATGTTTATGGAGGACACAACCTATGCTCTCGTGCGTTCTGCCTTGAGTAAGATAGGTGGTACGGCTCTGGCGAATAGCGATTACATTTGGTCTGTGTCAGAGTCTAACGGCAACGTTGCGTGGTGTTA